TATCAACTTTTGAGGTACTTGATGTAATCGTAAAAGGACCCAAAGGTGAACTAGCTTGTGCATTGTTTGAGTAGTTTCTTAAATTTAATGTTATTTGTGTATTGCCTGTTTGTGAAACAAAGTCCGGAACAAATCTTCTAATTTTCATAATCACTTCTCCATCGCCCCCTAAACTTTCACCATTAATATCATAGTCTCCTGATTGGATGTTTGCAGCAATCGCTGTAATCGCAGTCGTGGTAACATCATCTGTACCTTTTTCATGTTCGTAGTAAACTGTTGAACCATCTGTATTTCCAACAACATCAAAAGAACCGTCAACCGAAATACTGTATTCGGTTGCATGAGGTAAACCAAATACAGAAGAATCCACCCAAGTTGTTCTTGCAAGTGTTCCTGTCGTCCACACCGGTCTTTGTGGTGACGAGTCTAGATAATTATAAGTTACCATTCGGTTAACAACATTTGATGTTGCTGTACAATAGAACCAGGTAATTTCTCCAAACAAATTATTAAGTCCAACGTTAATGAGTTGAGCTGCTGTTGTGTTTAAATTATCATAAATAAAATCTTCAACTAAACAAACCATCGTTTCTAAATTACCAGCGTATTTAAAGAATCCATTTTCTGACATCCAGTAAGCCGTACCATCAACTTCAATTGCTGCGTTCTGACCAATCAAACCACAGTTTGTTCCGACTTGTTCAAAACCAAAGGTAAATGGTGGCCCAATAAAACGCATTGTAAATAATGCAGTGTCAGTCCAAACATAAATTGCATTTCGACCTCTAATGGCTCCGATGATTCTTGATCCATCAGCGAGTCTTTGTGTGCCTGCTGTATTGGTTGCAGTTGGCGTGTAAGTATTAATATCTTCTTGAGACGAGAACCTGATAAACATTTCATCTTGAGTGGTCTTGTCTCCAATCGTTGTTTCGGTTCCAAAGAAAACTAAGTGTCTATCCGGTGTTGAAACAACCATGTCACGTGAAGCAGTGGGTGCTCCTGATATAATCGTTGCTCGATTACTAACTGCGTTTGCTGCGTTTGAGTCCCACTCAAAAACTTCACCATTATGAATCAGTGCAATAATTTTATCTCCAAAATTATCAATCGACCATAAGCCAGGATCCGTAACTTGGTCACCACTTGCAGCTTCACCCCAGGCAACAAAGTCAGAAGTATTTTCAATTGTTGCACTCGCAGAGTGTGCAGCGGCAGTTGTATTTCTTACCCCCCTTGTAACACCTGTTAATACGTCTGAACTAATCCCTGTATAAGATATTTCTTCCGTTCCAATTTGTATAAAGTTTGTACCGGACGTTGGAAACTGAGATGAGTCTGCTAATTGTATACCTGTTGTTTGTGAGTCATTGATTGCGCCAACTAAAGTCGTCTGTGCATTACCTAAAACTTCACCGCCCCAAGTCCCTAGACTCCAACCCAAGGCAGGAGTTTGTTGTGCTGGACCCACAGGGTAATAATGTCTAACTCGAACACCGCCTGATGCCGTTGCACCTGAACCTGTTTCTGCGCTCGGCATGGTAATCGTTATGGTGGTTGTCGTTGGCACAGAAGTCACCATAAATTTTTTATCATCAAAATCAGATGCACTGTAATTAGAATTAGTGATAGTGGAAAAATTATCTAACAGAACAATGTCATTTACATTAATGTTATGTGAAGTAGAAAATGTAATGGTAACAGAAGTTGACCCATTTGTGGTTGTGAAAGCACTTGATAATGTCGTTGTCGATTTAATCGGATGAATATCATAAAAGATACCTCCATTAAATGCATATAAAATTCTATTCGTGCCTAGAATAGAAAACTTACTACCTGATTTATTAACAATATGATGCGTTTTTCTAACAGCGCCCGTAAGTTTATTCTCTCCAAGTTGAGCCCAACCTCCTATTTTTTCAGGGGTATTATATCTAAACCTTACGTTGTCACCATCAATCCACTGTCCTTCCGCACCTGTGGCCGTGACTTGTTTATTAAATCCAGGTAAAAACTGTATCTTTTGTAACATATCTCTCCATACAATTTGGCGCCAAGGCAGACCGGTGGTATGGTGGTAAGGCCCACCTCAGCATGAAAAAACTATATCACTTTTTAAACCAGGATGGAAGACCAAGATGTGGCCTCTTGTCGAACTGATTTTGTTTGGAGCCTTTTGTTTTAGCGTTGTTATAGTGTAGAAAAACTTGTCCGCAATCAGTGCCTTTAAAAGCATCTCTCCAGTGTTCTAAAATATTGCCTCGATAAACCAACATGTCTCCAGGTTTTAAATCAACCTTGACACCTTTAGAGTCTGATTTTACATACTGACCATCTTTACCAACGCCACCTTTTTTAGGATTTGGCTCAATATAAATTGGCCACTTATCACCACCAAGATTTAAAGTGGTTGATATTTCACAAGAAAATCGATCTTTGTGTTTATGTAAAATATCCCCTTTTTTATAAATCCTAGCATAAGAATAAGTTTCAATTAATTTAAGTCCTGTTTCTTTTTCCATTACAGGTTTTACATCTGTTAATAACTGCTCCATCGCAATATCACCATAATGAGAATAAGTTTCAGGAACTTGACTATCGTTCCAAATACCAAACTCTGTGGTAAATGGTGAAATGTATCTGGTATCAAAAAACGTTCTTGCAACTTTTCTTTTAAGTAAAAAGTACCTGTAAACAAAATCAGCAACTTTTGGATCTATTGCCTTTCTAATAACGGTATAACCTAATTTTTTAAAACTCATTTTTTCTTTCCTCCTTTAGCTTGATTTCGAATTGTTTGAGTAATCATTTTTCTTACGGCTTGTAAATTAAAATGAATAAATCTAAAATCTTCTACTCCAGGATCTACAGTATATTGGTGTTCTAAATAAGCTGGAATAAAAATCATTGTGCCTGGTTTTGGTTTATAATGAATTAAGGGTGAAGTTGGTGTCACGTCACTTGCGTTTTTTTGTGGAAGATCATTCATCAGTTTGGCTTGCCGTGGGTCATGAAATACTGGCATGGATGTTTTTTCACTACAACGTAAAAAATAAAAACCAGAGATGTGATTGTCATAATGAATATGACCTTCATGATGTCCACCACCTTTATCAGCAAAATGTTGAACCCAAAACTCTGTCCAAAATAATTCATAATTAGATAAATCATAACCCATGCTATCAAGAACATTCCATGAAGTTGCTCCAACATACTCTTGAAACTCTTTTAAAGCTGGATCATTAACTAAAGAAGTCGAGTGATGAGACATGCCTACATCTCCTAAACCTTTTTTCTTCCACTCTTTTTCTCTTTTTTTAATTGTTTTTTGATTATTTTTTCTAGCTTGCTTAATGTATTTTTCACACACTTTATCAACGTGATTCACCCACTCTGGTATTTCAATATGATAAATCGGTGTTTGAAAATAAAATGATGTTTGTAAATCATCTGTTCTTGCCATACTTTCTCCTATCTAAATGGATATCCTAGATTCCATATGACTAAGGAATATCTAGTGCCTTTTGTAACTGGTGCAACTCTATGCCAAACAAAACTAGGAAAGACAATAATAGAACCACGAGGTCTTATTTCATGACACTCATATATTGCTTTTGGATCATCCATATTTCTAAACTGAAATTCTAATTCACCACCTTTGTAATCTTTAGGATCTGATAAACAACACGTAACCGATAATTTTCTAATTTTACCATGTGTGTTTAAGTCATTTGGATTATTGTAAGGAACGTCCCAACTATCACAGTGCCAATCATAAAATTGATTAAGTTTATATTTTGTAAATTGACAAGACTCTGAAAACTCCCAATTAAAATTCCATCCGGCACTTGCGTTTGCTTGATGAACATAAGGGTGTATTTCTTTATATACCCAACGGTCATTCATCCATACAATATTAGAATCTCTTTTTTGTTTTAAATCTTTAATATCTTTTTCATCTAACTTTTCACCTTTTTCTGTTTTTTTAGTTTGGCCACCTGTCAAAGCAGTTTGTTCACGTTGTAGGTTTCCATACTTAATTAACTCATCACAAAATCTAGGCGTAAGCGCAGATTTAAAAAACCAATAATAATTTTGTAAATTCATACCTTTTGATAAAAAGGTATCATTTTCTAATTAACTGTCAAGGTTCCAGAAACTGTGAATGTTGCAACTGTAGTTCCACAAACAGTGTTTACAGTATTTGTACACGGTGCTACTGATAAAGGCGAACCTGCTGGTGATCTTACAACTACAATACCTGAACCACCTGCTCCACTTGTAGCAGGATTTCCACCTCCGCCACCGCCACCACCGGTATTAGCTGTTCCTGCAGTTCCAGTTGGATTACTTGGACCTTGACCTGCTCCACCGCCACCTGCTCCACCTGCTCCACCAGCACCTGGATGTGCTCCTCCGCCACCACCTCCAGCGTAGGTTACGTCTGATCCAGTGATTGTATTTGGTGCTCCTGCACCACCAGCTCCACCAGCTGGAGAATTTGAAGTTCTTGATGTTCCTGCAGCTGTTGCTCCACCACCACCTGCTCCAGCAGATCCACCACCTAATGGTCCTAAGGAAACTGCTCCACCTGGATTACCTTGTGGAGGTGAAACGGGAGGAGTGTTACCTGCTCCAGCTGCGTTTCCACTAGGGTTATTTTCAAGTGCTCCACCACCACCGCCAGAGCCACCCGCTCTACCAGCGTCTCCACTAGGGTGATTGTAAGCTCCCCCGCCACCACCACCTGTTGATGTAATACTTGAAAATACTGAATCATTACCATCTGTTCCTGGCACTTGATTTGGTGAAACGGGTGGTGATACACCAGCTCCACCTGCTCCTACTGTGATAGAGTAAGAACCTGCGCCTAAAACAATTGATGAACCTCGTAAAGGACTTGGTCCAAAACCTGATGCTCTGTAGCCTCCGGCTCCGCCTCCTCCTGCTCTATATCCACCGCCGCCGCCACCGCCAGCTACGACTAAATATTCTAAATTTGTAGCAGCTGCATCTCCACCTGCTATATTTAAAGTTCCGGATGCTGTAAATGTTGCAACTTGATCAATACCTGTTGGTTTGTTACAAATGATACAGTTCCCACAGGGGATGGTGAAATACTAAATGTAGCTCCAGAAGTTGGTGCTCTTGTAATAACCACTCCTGATCCACCTGTTCCACCAGTTGAAATTATTCCTGGGCTTGGAGATCCAACACCTCCACCGCCTCCTCCAGTATTAGCTGTTCCAGCGTTTCCAGTTGTTGATGGTCCCATAGCTTTACCTGCTGCGCCACCGCCAGCACCGCCAGAAGTAGTTCCAGAGTTACCTCCACCTCCACCGCCACCACCTGCGTAAGATACGTCAGAGCCTGTGATAGTGTTTGGTGCTCCTGCTCCACCACATCCACCTGAATTAGCTCCACCTGCGCTTCCTGCTGCAGTTGCTCCACCACCTCCACCTGCTCGTGAAGTGGCTGCATGACAAGCTATACCATTTCCACCTGCATTTCCTTGTGGTGGACTGACTGGTGGTGTATTTCCTGTTCCTCCAGTTCGAGGTGCCGCTGGTGAGGGTGCACTACATCCTGATGTTCCTCCACCTCCGGAACCTCCATTAGCATGAGACTGAGCGCTTCCACCTGGATCATATTTTTTACCACCTCCTCCACCTGCTGAGGTTATTGTTGAAAATACTGAACTTGAACCTTGTGATGATATGTTTGGAGATCCAGCTGGATTTCCACCTGCTCCTCCTGCTCCTACTGTAACGGCATAACTTCCTAATCCTAATTCTAACGCTGAGCCTTGTAAAGGAGATGGACCAAAACCAGAGGCACGATAACCGCCAGCTCCACCGCCACCACCTGTTGTATTATCTGGCACAGCTCCACCAGCACCACCGCCGCCAGCGACGACTAAATAATTTACATCTAAAAGAAATTGTGGCCATGATCCACATTTAACAGCACTAAACTGACTTTGCATTGACCATACACCACTTGCTTTAGATAATTCTTTTACGACAACTACACCTGAACCACCAGCGCCTGAGGCATCATTTGTTGGTCCACCACCAGAAGATCCACCTCCACCTCCAGTGTTAGCTGTGCCTGCAGTTCCAGTGCCAGGTCTTTGTCCACCAGCTCCACCACCGCCAGCTCCACCAGCACCGCCTGCAACTCCTGGAGCGTCACTTCCTGCACCGCCACCACCGCCAACTGCAGAAATAGGCGAAGGGAAACTAGCTGGAACACAAACTCCTGCACCTCCAGCGCCACCTCCTGGTCGACATGCACATCCACCGGCTGCGCCTGCTCCACCGCCACCAAAACT